GGCACGGGCTTCGTAGGCTGCACCGCGGGCGCGTCCGCTTCGGGCACCGGATAGGCCACATGCTGGTCTTGCGCATCCCCAGGCTCTTGGTCGAACCATTGAACGGTGTCCAGCCGGAACGTCTCCTGCGCCCACTTCGGCCAATGCCCAATCGATGGTTGCAGCACGGTGGAGCCGACCGTCTTAACTTCGAGGTTGATCGAGCCCGTAACTGTCGGCTTGAGCGCACCCGGAGCTCCGGAAGGCATCACGTCCACACCCCCGCCCGAGCGGTCGACGTAGGTGACCGTGGCTTTGCGCCGACGCGGGTAAAGCCAGAATTGCTCGCTCAATTGCGCCGAAGCCAGCTCCCGCATCGCGGGGTCGGTATGCTTCGCATCGAGCAGCGCCTTGCGCGCCGCCGGATCGCCGTGGTGCGCTTTACGCATCTGATCGTATTCGGCATCGCTCGGATCGGGTGCGTCCAGCGCCATGCCTCCCAACAGCGCGAGCCGCACCATGACAACATCACCGACTGCAACACTTGCTTTCTTACCCATGATTTAATTTCCTTTCAAATTGGAAGTGGCCGGGAAACTTTTGGCCTTGTCGGCGGCTTTGTCGTCTTTGGCGTCGTCCTTGTTGACGACGACGCCATTGACTACGACGGTTTCAACAACACCGTGCTCGCCCTTCTTTTGTTCCGGTGTCATATTGCGTCTCCGTTTAGCCGAGCAGAACCATCGTGTGACGCGGGGCCACGACCTTGACGCCCCACGCAATCGCCACTTCGTACTTGATCTGACGGTACTGGCGATACAGCGAGATCTCGAACGACAGCCCGGACACCGGATCGGTGATCGACGTGCGATCGTCGGCGAAGTCGCCGCCTTCGGGAAGCGCCGGGGCGCGCGTCGCCAGTTGGATGGCTGAACGTGCAAAGGCCATGTTGCGAGTGCCGCCGGTGCCGATGGTCATTGCGGTCGCGCTGGCGGCGATTGCCACGCGAAGCCCTGGTTCCGCGATAACGATGGTGCCCGCTGCCGCGACGCCGGTAGTGACGACGTAGATGTTGGTGTCGCCGGCAAAGGTCACATTGTCGCCGGCTACCACGGTGCCAGTGCCGGTGATAAGCGGAATGGATGTCACGCCAATTGCAAGCGCGGTGCCGCTGGTGGTGTAACTGGTTCCGGTGCCTTTGACAACGGTTTTGACGGCCGCTGAATTGTGCAAGTCCGCGCCTTCCAGCCGCCCGAGCACGCCTTCGCGCAACAGCTCAGCGGTTCCCGCTTCATTCACCTTGAACAGCACCGACTGCTTGCCGCGAAGGTTGGCGATGGCCGCCGAACCGAGCACTACCTGGCGGTCAGCCGGAGCGCCGTTGTCGTCCAGAATCCGTAGCGCCCCGGCAATGTCGGTAAGGTCTGACGCTGTGCCGAACGGCGCCGTGCCGGCCGTGCCATACGCACGCGACATGTTGACGTACAGCGCGGCAAGATCGACCTCGATCTCATTGGTCGCGGCGCGGAAGGCTTGCGCGAATTGCTGCGTCTGAATGTTTCCACGCAGACCGGTGAAACTGACGCCGCGCTGTTCCTCACCGGTCCAGCGCACGGGCCAGTAACGCGACTTGCTGATGGTCATCGTCGTATTACCGAAATTCTGATCGCCATCAGCTGGCGGCGTCGCGCCGGGCGTGATGTCACCACCGACGATTGCCGGCACGATCGGAATGTTGACCGTCTGATTCAGTGCAACGCGTTCAACGCCAGAGTTGCGCGCTACGGCAGGGATCATCCCGACCAGCTCGCGGCTGACGATGTCGAGCGATTCGTACAGGGTGGGGATTAAGTTGGTGAGAGTGTTAGCCATGACAGTCCTTATGAGAGTTGGTCAATCGAAAATTTCGTTTCGACCGTCCCGGCCGGACTCGCCTTGCCACCTGTCCCAGGTGCGTGCTGCCATTGCTTGGTGAATTGACCGCATCCCGCGGCCAGTTATGAGATGTGGAATCAATCGACGACGGTGCCGCCACCCTTGATAAATTTGGTGCGCTCGTCTACGCTTTTGGCATCAAACGCCGCGCGCTTGATCGCGCTCGAGTTGCCTCTCGCCCCGCGATCGCCGCTGGCCCCGCCGCCGCTGTTCTGGTTGGGAAACCAATGGGGGTTGATTTCCCTCATGCTCTCGATCCATTCCGCCGGACCGAACGACGTCTTGCCATCCTTGCCGAGCACGACGTTGCCGTCCTTGTCCATTTGTACCGCGTCGCCGTCTTCGTTCAGCGTGAATATCTCGCGCGCGGCGCGCATGACATCGCCGCCCTTGATCGCAGTGTCATGAACCTTGCCGATGACCGCATCTTTTACCCGGTCATCCAACGCGCGCTGGCTGAATTTCTTGGCCCGACCTTCGGCCGCTTCGACCTTGGCGTCACGAGCCTGCAATTCCTTCTCTTGGGCAAGGCGCTGCTTTTCGGTGCGCTTGGCAACCACTTCCTCAATCTTGCCGGCCTTGATGAGTTGGCCCTCTTCGTCGGCACCGAACTTAGCTTGCATGGCGCGGACTTCGTCCGGATCAATGCCGGCGTACTTGGCCTCGTATTTGGCCTCTACCGCTTTGCGCGCTGCATCGGAGTCACGAGCGGCCTTTCGTTCCTTTTCAATCGATGCTTTCAGGGCGACGGTGTCCTCGATTCGACCCATGTCGAGATTGAATTTCCCATCCTTCTCGACGTACAGGGTGCGATACGGCTGCGGCACTTTTTCCAGCGATTCGACTACGTCTTCCAGTGGCATGGATTTACCTTCCCGGTAAATGGTTGGCCTCGTCCCGAGGCAATAAAAAAAGGCCCGCACCTGGCGAGCCTTCGGACCCATTGCGTGAATCAGTGCAGCAGTTATTCCCCGTACTTCGCGTGCAACTCGCGCAGGCTCATCGGATTGCCTGACAAATCCAGCAGCTGATTGAGCGTGATCTTGCCATCGCGCCAAAGCTGCGCACGTCCCGGCCCGAGCTGTTCATCCTGCTGCGCCACCGTGCGCCGCTCGAGCCATTGCTCGAATGTGGTTCCGACCGGCACCGTACCGCCCTCGCTTGCGCGCGTTCCTGCCGCCGGCTCCGGTAGATTGAGCCCGAGCTCGGCAAAGCTTTTGGTGATGGCCGTTTCGACGCTTCTGCAATTCCAGTGCCTCGGAACCCCGTTGTTATAGGGCAGCGTCGTGCCATTGATCGGCTCGTAATTCAAATCCCACTCTGCGCCGCTGTACGCAATGCAGATTTCAGTCGTTCTGCCGTCCAGCGTGGACAGTTGCTGAATCCCGTTGATAATGTCAGCGTTCTTTTGAAACGTCTCCCGGCGCGCGGCATTGGCCACGGTCTGAATGGATGTCCTCACCAAGGCCGTCGCGTTGCGGGCGCTGATATCCATAACGCCGACACCACCGCGCCCGCCGGTAATGCGGCGCACGATCTGGTCCGTCGTCTCGCCGGCAGCGACCCCCTGCCGTACCGCATTGGCGAAGCGGAACGCGGTGTCCTGATTCTGCCGACTCCACCAATCAGACGACGGCGCGCCCTGAATCAGAATGTTGCTCACCAGCCGTAGCAGAAACGTCTCTGTCGGCAACGACGCGCCGATGTTCAGGTGTAGGGTCAGGATGTCCGCGATATGCTGCGCCTGAATCCGGCCGACGCCTTGCAGCGTGAGCTCCAATTCACCTTGCATCTTGGCGAAGTAGTTGTCGATGGTCGCCGCGGCCTGCTTGAGCAGCTGCTGCGTGCGCTGCTTGCCGAATGCGGTCAGGTCTTCGCTCGCCAGCTGCGCCGTCAGCTCCCTGCGCAGATCTTCGATCAGCCGCAGCACTTGCGCCCGGACGCCGGCTTCTAGGCGTAGTAGATCAATCCCGTGCTCGAGGATGAGATCGGCGATGGCTTGATCGACTACGCCCACGAATTAATCAGACTTTCGGCTCGACGAAGGTGCTGTCTACCTCGCGCAAGGTCTCGCCGCCTATATCCAGGTCCACCGCGTAGAGCACCTTCGACTCGGTGAAGTGGACTCCGACGACGGTTCCTTCGACACCCATTGCCTCTACTTCGTCGCCAATCTGAAATCTGCTGGGAATCATGATTTCCTCAATTCATAACGTTGTGGATCATCACGCACGGCACCTTCTCGTCCGGCTCGGGATGGCACCAACAGTCCGGGCTGGGGATGTGCTCCGGGCCGAAGAGCGGCGCGAAGTGGAACCGCTGCTCTTCGTTCGTTTCCGGAATTACAAGCCAAGCCATGCCCGAGCCTTGGCCCACCAACTCGGCTCGTCCGGAGGGGCGTAGACCAATGGGGCCGGTTCGGGCTGGACCGATTGCCTGATCTTCTCCAGCCTACGCGCTTGTGCGTCGGCCTCATCCTTGACGACTCGCTGCTTTGCTTTCGCGCTTTTCTCGGTCATCGAATCCATCCTATGGGCATCATGCTGCCGCCTTTTCGGTTGCCTGATCATTGGCCGACGTACCCACTGGTGCCGACGCTCCTAGTAATACCGGCGGGGCGTTGGCGATATCGGCTTGCTCGTCTTCGACCGTTTGATCGGTCGCAATGAGCTGACCCTGCTTCAGGTTATCGAACAGCGTTTCGTAGCTGTAGGCGCCCGACTGCCATCCAGCGATAAGCGCCGTCAGCATGGCATCGGAAAGGGGGGTCGGGAAAAAATCCCTGTTCAAATCGATCATCGCCGGACCTTGCGCTCCCGCCCACTGCGCGAACCATTCCAGCGCCCGAGTCATGCCGATCGAAACCGACTGCGCCATGGCGGATAGTACCGACTCCTCGCCGACGCGATGAATGGATGCCGTCTGCGCGCTCTCGATGCCGCGCTTGAGCGCCTCGAGCATCCGCGCGCCAAGCACCGCCATCTGCTGTTCTTTCTTTTCCAGATTCGTTACCAGCGCGCCCAAGCCCTGCCCGGTGAATTCGAGATAGAACGCCTTCGCTTGCGGGTCCGGAAATATCCATGCCTCGGTGCTGCCGATGGACAGAACGTCGTTCTGATTTTCCTTTGTATAACCACTGACGACAGGAGTAGGCGATCCCGCGAAGTGGCATCCGTTTTCGTAATCCGCCGTCACCCGATAGTGCGCCAGATTAGTATTGAACAAGTCAATCAGCGGCGGGTCATCCACCTCCGGCGTTGTGTCA